AAAGTTTTTGGCCAATCCATTTGTTATTGCCACGGTTGCCATTGGCGCAGCCGTTGCCGCCATTTATGCGTTTTCGGATGGTTTGGATGGGGTGAATGAAAAAGTCAAGGAGGCGCAAAAACAACAATCCGAATACAACAAACAAATCCGTGATTTTGCCACAAAGATTCAAGAATTGGGCGAAACGGAATTGGAAACGAATAAACGCCGTTTAGAAGAAACGCAAAGAATGCGCAAAAAATACAACGACAACATGCGATTGTTGTTTGATGATTTGACACGCGCAGAAGGCGAAGAAGATAGGGCCGCAATCAGAACAAAGATTCAAGCCGCAACGGCAAAGTTGACCGAACTTGAATACCTTGAAAAATCGTATCAAAAAAACATTGAAGCGATAAACAAAGAAGCGACCGACAAACAAGCCAAATTGGATTCCGAAGCGGCAAAAAAACAAAGCCAAAGGCGAAAAACTGCATTGGCTGAAATTAAAAAAAGCGCAGAAGAAGTCAAAAAAGTTGAAGCCGATTTGATTGAGTGGTTGGACAAAAAGCGTTTTGAAGGTGGTGAAAAAGCAAAAAAGAAAGCGGCCGAAGATTTAAAACAATTAACCGGTGCAAACCTAATTGCCGGGACGGCCGTTGCACCCGTTTTGGTTCAAGTTAAAATTGACCCAAAGTCATATTCACAAATCGTTCAGGATTTTGACAATCTAATGGTTCAAATGGCAGCCGCCGTTGAAAAATTGGGCGAAGATATGGCCGTAACATTAGGTGAAACGCTTGGAAATGCGTTGGCGGGTCAAGGAAACGGCATTGAAGGGTTTGTCCGTTCAGTTGTTGGGCAATTGGGTGAATTTGTTAAAACAGTCGGCAAAATGTTGATTGCATACGGCATAAGCGTTGAAAAATTTAAAACGGCGTTTGTTCAACCGGAAGCCGCGGTGGTTGCCGGTATTGCGATGGTTGCATTAGGTACGGCGGTTGCAAGTCAAATGAGAACCGGCCCAAGCGTTAGCGCGTTTGCCGATGGTGGTATTGTTAGCGGACCGACATTGGGTTTGATGGGTGAATATCCCGGCGCGCGCAGCAACCCGGAGGTTATTGCACCTTTGGACAAATTAAAAACATTGATGAAGCCCGAACAATCATCCGGTTATGTTGCGCAAACGCACATCAGCGGACGCGATTTGGCCATCGTTTTGGAAAGATACAATAAAGATTCACGGCGCGGATAATGGCAAGGATTTACAAAGGTTCGTTTTTATCAATTACAAATGTTGAATACCGGGTTGAATTATGGGATTCACCATCAGGAACAACACCGGAAATTGTTGCGCGTTTATACAATGCGCGGGTTCAATCAGCCGGTGGATATATTGAAGGCCAAACATGTTGTTTTGACAAATTAGACGCATTGAATTCATCGGTTGAATTAACATTGGCCGGCGATGGAATCAGCATTGAAAGGCAAGGCGAATCAGATTCAGTTTATTCCAATTTTATCAGACCATCACGGGCAATTGCCCAATGGGTGATGCCGGATCAAAACACATTGAATGATTTTGTCGGAATTCAAACCGAAGCGGAAACCGCATGGGCGATGTTAATATATCGCAATGATTCATTGATCCATGTTGGCCGCGTATTGGCAGACCAAATGACGCGATTGCGCGAATCCATACAAAGCAAACCAATCATTGATTTGGTGGCTGTGGATGGCCTTGAATTGATGGATGGGTACAAAGTGGAATCATCATGGTTTTCGGATGAATACATCACAATCAACCAGTTGTTTCGCCGTTGTTTGGACACATTGGATTTGTCGGATTATTGGGTTGTCAATGGAACGCCGCAACAATATTTGTATGATGGCACATTGTTAAACGAAGATAGTGCCGCCCGATTAGGGTTCGACATGTATAAACTTTTTGAATATACATTTTTGGAAAATTTTGATCCGTTTACCGATGTCAAAGTTATTGACACGGTTGGATGGCAAATTGAACCAAATTATATTTCCGCAAAACAAGCGTTGGAAAATGTGTTGTTGATGTTTGGGGCGCGATTTACTCATGAAAATGGCGCGTATTATGTGATTCCATTCAACGCGTATAATAACACAACATCAATCAATTTGCGTCAATATTCGTATACCGGGCAATATATCGGGACGACAACATATTCACACCGTCAAACAATTGGCAACGATGTTCGGCCATTGTGGATGGCAAAACCATCATTGTACTATCAACCAGCTGCACAATCGGTGACAATAAACACGCATCGTCAAAATGTGGCAAAAGCGTTGCGCAGTTACCCAAATACATCATCATCAACATTGTCGTTAATTGCCACGGATATTCCAACCGGAACATCACCGGATGATGCACCGATGCGCATTCGTTTCATGGCAAAATCATTCAAACGATCCGACACATTGGGCGGGGTTTTGTATGTCGAAGATTCAACCGATGTTTACTACAATATCAGGTTGCGAAATTCGGGTGGCTCTTATGTTTATTTAGACGCGAATGGATATTGGTCCGCATCGGGCAATTCGGGAAATCAATTGTATCGCATGCCAACCAAAGACATCAAAGGCGGTTGGATCACATCGGAATTTGAATTGTCGGTGACAACCGCGCCGGTCGGTTACACCCGATTGGAGGTCAACATGTTTGTTCATGGTGTTATTCTTTCCTATTCAGGCGGTGGCAAATGGAAAAACGGGAATTCAGCGTTGAAGGATTTTTGGGGTTCAATTCAGGTTTCATTTGCAGATGCGTCACCATATCAAAATGCGGATTACATTTTTGACATCACGGAGGTCATCACCGCATCAACAGCCAATTTGGCGAATTCAACACCCATCACAATTGAATCGCCATATTATACGGATTCCCTGAAATACGGAATTGGGAATTGGTTGGTGTTTAACGGAACAACTGATGTTTTGGCATCGGATTGGTATGGCGGTTGGGATTCGATTACACACGGAACAATCACCAAAATGTTGGGGTTACAAATGGCATCCATTTACGCCAATTTTGTTCCGGTGGTTCGTGGAACATGGATTGATTCCGGGTCATTGACTGCAATCAAATCATTATATTTTGACAATTATTCATGGGTTTTGAACGGGGTTAAATACAATTGCCGTTCGGAACAATGGGATGGTGAATGGATTGGCGTTTCACCAGTTTACACCTTGACAACATCATCCGGTGAAGGTTTAAAAGTTGAGCAATCACAAACCGGAAATCTGAATAATCGTTTGAATTATGTTGAATCAGCGGTGACAAATTTGAATTCAGCAATTTCCAATGTTCCGCAACAAGTTTTGGAACATTTGGTCAATGATGCCGAAGGCGCGCCCGCATCGCAGCCAACATTGAACACCCGTTGGGAAGTGATGTTGAGTTATGACGATTCAACGGAATTGGTTAATTGGCGGATTCAGGAACACAATGCGCCCATCACATACACGGCCGGGACACACACCATCACGAATGGTTATGAATTGATTTTGTGCGATTCATCCGGCGGAACGGTTACGGTTGATTTACCCGACCCAACATTATCAAAGGGCAAAAAATATTATTTCAAAAAAATTGCATCATCACATTCGGTTGTCATCACCGGCGGCGGGTTTGATATTGATGGCAACCCGACAAAGGTTTTGAATACAAATTTTGAAACATGCACAGTCATCAGCGATGGAACGCAATGGTGGTTGATAGTCAAATAAATGTTGCAAATGTTTATTGTCACGATGTTATTTTCGAAGCATTATGGCAGAAGCATCAATTGACATCGTTGCCGGTTACGATGGATTTAAATATTTCGGATCGGGGACGGTTACATCCGTAAGTTTTGACGCGTTGGTTGTTCAGGCCGACACGGTGTTCACATCGTTCACAGTTACCCAAGAAAACGGAACATCCACAAATGTTTTGTCGGCTCGTGGCATGTCCGGAATTACTTTTCAACAAGGCGCATATTTGCCCGCCGGCAAAGGCAGCAAAATCACCGGTTTTGTAATCAGCACCGGCAGCGTAATAGCATATTAAAATGATTGGAATCAGCGCATTAGGAATTGGCATTCGAAGCGCACAATATTTGGGGCAAGGTTGGCCCATCGTTGTTGCGTACAAAAGCCGCGTGACCGCCGATGGCGGTTTCTATGAAGGTGTTTCATGTATGTTAAACAAATTAAACAACTTATAAATGTCAGATTTATTGAATTCCGCGTCATTGGTAATGATTCCAAGCGGATACAAGGAGGATGTTGTATATTCTCAAATTCCCACGGATGGGTCGGGCGATTTATCCTTCACCCGAGCATCCAACGGAACCCGAATAAATAGTTCGGGATTGGTTGAGGTATGCCCGTGGAATTTGTTGGAGCAAAGCAACGCATTTTCTACAAGCCCATGGAGTTTGACAAGAGCAACCTTAACAAGTGGGCAAAGCGGGTACGATGGCTTGACGAATGCTTGGAAATATACCGAGGGAACTTTTACTGCAAATTTGCCAGTATTAGAACAAAGTTTTACAAGTTCAAGTGATGTTGAAACATATTCTTTTTATCTAAAAGCGGGGACTCGCAATTGGGTTGCGATTTCAGTTCAAGGAACGGGCTATATTTGGATAAACTTAACGGATGGAACAGTTGGAAGTGCGGGAGGCGGAACACCACCGACCGCTACAACTCAATTGGTGGGCAATGGTTGGTATTTAGTTAGTGTTTCAAGTACGGGAACCAAATTCGGAATTAATTTGCACATAACAGATGCAAACAATTCAACATCTTATAATGGGAATGGAACGGGTTTTGTTTATGTTCAAAATGCTCAAAGGAACATCGGCACAACCGCCAAACCCTATTTCCCCACAACCGACCGATTAAATGTACCCCGATTAACTTATCAAAACGGTGGCGGGGGGTGTCCGAGTTTGTTGTTGGAGAAGCAGAGTACGAATTTGGCTTTATATAGTGAGCAGTTTGATAATGCAAGTTGGATTAAATTGAATGGCTCAGTAACGGCAAACATCGCAGTTTCACCTGATGGAACACAAAACGCAGATTCTTTTATACCCAATACTACATCGGGCGTTCACGCGTTGCGTTCAAACCTTTTTAACCAAAGCGCTACCGCATCGCATTCTTGGTTTGTCAAAGCAAACGGATATACAAAAATCGCAGTTCGTGAAAGTGAACTTGTAGGTAATTATGCTACATTCAACTTAACAACGGGTACTCTTATTTCAACAAATCAAACGGGAAGTATTGAAAATTTGGGTAATGGTTGGTATCGTTGTACTTTGGTGGACACCACAACGGGAGTAAATGCACAAACATCCATTTTAGTTCTACCTGATAGTTATACAAGCGGTGACCCAATAGTTGTAACTTGGTCAGGAGATGGAACAAAAGGAGTTTTTGCTTGGGGGGCGCAAGTTGAAATAAGCAGTTACCCCACATCCTACATCCCAACCACATCAGCAAGTGCAACAAGGGTGGCGGATTCTTGTTTTAAGACGGGGATAAGTAGTTTGATTGGGCAGACGGAGGGGGTTGCATTTTGGGATATTGAAGTTGAAACTTTGTCAGCAACAGGGAATGAAAACATTTTTAACCTTGACGCGGGAAGTTTTGGGGATACATTGTATTTTATTAAAGGGGCAAACGGAGTTTTAAGCGCCGAAATTTATGTAAGTGGAGTTGTACAATGCTCTTTTTCATCTTCTTTGCCGTCGCTAGGTCGTTATAAAATGGCACTTGCTTACAAAGCAAATGACTTTGCGTTCTATATTAACGGGGTTTTAATAGGTACGGATTCGAGCGGTAGCGTTCCAGCAATGAGTCGTTTTCAATTAGGAAATGGCGTAATTGGTCCAAGCGATGGCAAAACAAACCAAGCCATCCTATTCCCAACCCGCCTAAGCAATTCTGATTTAATTTCACTTACAACCTTATGAAAACCTTTTTGAAATTCGAGTTCACCCCTACACAATGGGCAACCCTTCGCAAGTTAATAGAAACAACAATAACAACCCCCGACGGGGCGAAAGTCCAAAGTTGGAAAGATTGTGCAGTTGTTGAATTGGGATTTATTTGTTTAGAGTGGGGGCAAGTCGATGACAAACCCGTATGCGTTAAGCAAAGCGACAAATGGGCGGTGGATATTCTATTCTATTCAGAACCACCCGTGGAGTTTACTCCGTTTGAGGTTTGGCCTCCACCAATGGGAATACACACATTCAGCGGGGATGATTCATTGTACTTAAAAAAATATTGTGAGAAATTTCCCGATTCGCCATATTGTGTAATTCCAACACCAAATGAACAAATTTAATAATGACACCACGGCGGCGATTGCCACGGCCATTTCAGGCAGTTCAGCAATTATCACTTTCACGCAAACTTATCAGCCAATCCTTACCTTTGTGGTGGGCATTGTTGGTCTTATTTCGGGTTTGTTGGCGGTGGTTTATTACAGTAAAAAAATCAATCGCATCAAATGACAGTAAAAAAGCAAGTTAACGCAAACGCATTGCCCGTTTCGTTTGACCAGTTCAAGAAAAACCCGGTGGCCGCGGTGGCATTTTGTATGTTGGCGGCCGTTTCATATTTATACTACGATGTCAAAAGTTCGTACACCGAACAAATTGAAAAGGCCAATCAAAAAATTGACCAATTGGATTTGAAGGTTGACCGGATGTCATCAGCGTTAAAAAAATCGGATTCGGCATTGTCGGCCGCAATCACGGAATTGCGAATCATTAACACCGTTAAAAAGTTATGAAAACGATTTTAACGGCCTTTGTTGCCATCATTTTGACATTAGAAATGATTTACCCGGTCGGGGCTGTAAACACGCCCAATGTGGATGAAATTGAACAAATGTTGAAGCGCGTTGAAAAAAACATGAAAATGGCATCCAATGTCGTTTCCGCCGCAAAGAAGCAAGGCGAACAATTGGTTGAAAACAAAGTTGCCGAAAAGGCCGAATTAAAAGAAGCCGTTGCAACCGCCGAAACAAAAATCGAGGCGATGACATCAACCATGTTGTTCATGGGCGTTGACACCGGATTGGTTGGCATGGACACCGCGTCAATCAACAACATGTTAAAATTAAACGGCTTAAAATAATGGCAAAGGCAAAAACATCATCCGGCGTGAGTTGGCAACCAAAGCCAAAGCGCAAAAACAAAGGTGTTCACTCAAAAAACAATAAACCCGCAAAAAAATATCGCGGTCAAGGCAGATGAAAAAGATTTTTCAAATATTTCAGGGCGACAAAGGCGAATTCAGTTCCAAACGATTTGTTGGGATTGTCGGATCATTCATTTTGTTTGGCACAATGGCCCACAATTCATTGTCACCCCAAGACATCGCGCCATCCAAAGAATTGGTTGAAGCGGTTGAATGGATTGTGATTTGTTGTTTGGGATTCACATCCATCGACAAATTTGCAAACACCAAAAACGATGCGGAAAGTTGATTTGACCATTTTGTTGTTGGTGTTGTTATTTGTTGGTGGTTTTGCATACCTTCAATTTGCAGTTCCAAAACAAACCAATGTTGTTCATGGCCCGGCCATCAGGGTTGTTCAAAAAGAATTCGACACATTGGAAATCATCAAAAAGAAATACCAAACATTACATGACACGCAAATACTTATTCAAAGCAAATATGAAACACTTTTTGTGGCTTATCATGGCGATACAAGTTGCGCAGCCACACGCCGCATCATCGCAATGCATCGATTCCTTGACAGTTGCGGAAAATAATTTATATTTATTAAAAGGCGCGGAGGCGCGCGAACAATTGGCGTTGTGCCGGGAATATCGCAAAATTGATTCCGAGGTCATCGCACAACAAGAACGGATCACAAACAAATTGTTGGATGAAATCAAAAAGCGTGACGAACGATTTTACCAGCTGCGCAAAGTGACAATTGCATTGGGCGTTGGTTTAATTATCTTTGTATTGTTATGATTACAATTGCAGATTTGAAACGCACAATGGCCGCCAAAGGTTATGCATTTTTTGAAAATGGGGATTTCAATTTGAACATCATTGGTGTTCGAAATTCAGCAACCGGGCAAAAGGTCACAAACGCATTTGATGACAAAATCGTTGTTGCCTACAAAGAAAAGGACAATTGGTTCATCAAAGAATGGGCAATCACCACCGACAATGGCGCGGGGACGGCCCGAATGAAGCCCGGACAATATCGCGGTTCACATCACATTGGATTGCATCAGGGCAAATATGAAGCGTTGAAACAATGTGGCCCGGTGACTGTATTCCGTGATGACATCAAAGATGGCGTGTATAATGAGAACGCAACGCAAACGGGCGTGTTTGGCATAAACATTCACAAAGCCGGTGTTGATTCAGTTCAGGTCAACAATTGGTCCGAAGGTTGTCAGGTGTTTAAACGCACCCAAGATTTCAACCAGTTCATGTTGTTAGCAAAAAAAGCGGCCGCCTTGCATGGCAACCGCTTCACATATACTTTGATTACTTCAAACGATTTCGCGTTGAAATAGGGTTATTTGCCCATTTTCGCGTTGTTTGCGGCAATGTCGACCACTTCATCGGCAGAATATAACCCCATCATGATTTCGGGGGCGTATAAACGACCAAAAAAAGCCGCCGCCCTATATTTTAACATCAATTCGGGCATTGTTTTCCATTTTGATCCGGGTTTATCCAACCATCCTTCCAACTTTGCCATTTCCATCGTCACCGTTGGGCCTTCCAAAATTGCGCCTGATTGTTTATCCATTGTGACGGCCTTGCATGATGTTGGTGTTGATTCAAACCGCAGCGTTTCAAATCGCCCGCATGAATTTAATGAGGCGATGATAAATGATGAACCCCATGATGGTCGTCCGTGGATGATGTGCAAATTTTGCATGACCATCAAAGGCGATGCGTTCATCCGGTGGGCCATTTCTAATGCCACCATCGTGTTTGCAATGTTTCCTTTGTACTGATTCGGAACAAGGTCGGATGATGACAATAATTTTGCGATTCTTTGGGCGTGTTCAAATTGCGCCGGGGCAAACACTTGACCGGATTCACCAGTTGTGTTGCTGTTGATGATTGTTAATTCGTTGTTTTCCATTGTTCAGCAAATATACACAATGTTGCAAATGTCAACAAAGGATGCGCGATATTTGCGCAGATTCATCCAAACTTATCGTTGTTTCATCATTGTTGATTTAAGGGGCGGCCGCCGATGGTTGCCCCTTTTTTCGTTCAATACGAAAATTTTTTAAAAAAATGTCACAAATGTTTTTTTGTTTGTAAAATGTGTTTTAACATTGCATCAACAATTAAGAAAAACGACATGGATTTAATCTACCTTATCATTTTAACGCCCATTACCATTGCGGTGATGTATGGCGCGCATTGCATCAAATTGAATTCAAAGCGATTCAACGAAATGCCGGAGGCCAAACCCTATCAATTTGAACGCGATGAATACATCCCGGAATGCAATGAATTCACGCAAATGTTGGTTCAACGCAGAATGTACAAAGGCAAAAACAAATAAAACAACGATAATGATTTACATTTTTTTAACCATCAGTTGCGTCACCGCATTCATTTTGTGGTTGATGTACAATGCCAGTCGCGCGCAAGTTCGCGGCCTTGAAAAAAGCGTTTGGAAACAAAACAAAGTCATTTTTGACAATGAATCAAATTTGATGGCGCAGAAATCGCAGATTGCCGGATTGACCGACAAATTGCACACATTTTCAAATTTGTATCAGGATGTTCAACGGAAATACGAAGATTCGATGATCCGTGATGCCGCCATCCGTGAAAAAGCCCGCATTGCAAAACAAAAGCAACGCGCAAAGAAAAAGGAGGCCGGCAAATGAGCGCAAAAATAATGGCGTTCATGCGCCAAATAAACGAAGGCAAAGTTGAAACCAACCGCGCCAAAATCTTTGTTGCAATCCAAAAATGGAATTGCGTTTCCACAAAAACATTGATTGACAATTTCGGATTGCACCCGACCGTTACATCGGTTTTGTCATCACTTGAATCAGATGGTTTGATCCGCAAATGTGGGGAAATCGAAATTGGTGGGCGCGTATTTTCACAATGGGCGGCGCATTCCAACATTGATGGAATCATGGCGCATAAACGCGACATCGAAGAAAAGAAAAAGGCGCAATGGATAAAACGGGCGCAAAATTCCGGATGGATTGACAATCAAGTTGCGTATTTTTTAACAAAACATGTATTGGATGGAAAATAAAGTCATGACACCAATGGCCCAGTTGATTGAATTCATGGAGGCATTTGAAAAAGTAAAATTCAGGGATTCAGAAAAGGAATATTGGTTGATGAAAGAAAAGATTGAAAACCAAATGGCCTACAATGCCGGTTTCAGTTTTGCCCACAAAAGATGCAAACAAAAGTAGATTTGGTCACATGAATTATGAGTTGGAAAATCATTTTATTAATACAATTGCACATTTTGGTGGCGTATGTCATCGGGTATAAATTAGGGAAACAAGATGCAAAGAATCACGGAAATGGTTGAAATCGCAATTGGCGATGAACCAACAATCACAAAAACACAATTAAAAGCCATTTTAAGCGTAATTAAGGACACCGAAACGAAAATTTTGGTTAAGGTACACAAAGACGGTAAAAACACAATTTTAAGCAATGAAACAAGCCACAACGCAATCAAAAGATTATTTTCGTGAATTTGTCAAAGAACGCAGCAAAAACGCTCGATTGTCATTAGACATAATTCGAATGCGTGACCAGTACGAACGCGAAATCGCTACATTAAAAAATGAAATTATTTATCCCAAAGTAAAATTCAAAACAACATTGGACATTCAACATGAAAACGCCGTTAGCCGGTTGGATTTGATGAATCAGGTGTTGCAATGTCTTTGTGAAGTCGGATCAATGACACCGGGAAAAATAATGGGTCGATTGCGCGAAGGTGATGTCATAATGATTCGGCACATGTATTCATTTATTTTGCGCCGTCATTATCATTTTACATTTGAGCAAATCGGCAACAAATTAGGTCGCGACCATTCGTCAATCATTCACGCCGTGAACACATTTGAATCATGGAAAAAAACCGACCGACATGCGCGCCAGCTGTACAAAAAAGCGTTGGAAATTTTAAAATTGGAAAGCGATGGAGAAAGCGAGTAACACATACAAAGAACGCCAAACAGTCGCAAACATGTCGGAAATGTGGTTTGTTGATTACATGGAATCGGTTGGAATGCCAGTTCAAAGGGTTGGATTTAACGAAAAGGAAATGAACATCAACGGGTTTTGGAACATTCATCGGTTGATTCGTTCATTGCCTGATTTTGTATATTTCAACGCCAAAAAACAACGCATGATGTATTTCCATATTAAAGGAACAAATAAGATGAAAATTGATGATGTCATTAATTACAGCGCATTTGAATTCCTTTTTGGTTTGAATGCTGATTTGTTTATTGTTTTTATGTTTGAGCCGGATAAGCCAATCAAACGAACCATGCGCCAAATAAGGGAAATGATGACCGGATTGACAATTGCAAAATGGCATGATGGCAAACAATATGTTGCATTGAATTTAAAACAATTAGATGGCAAAGGATAAAAAATCATTTGTGTTGTATTGCGATATTATACACACAATCGAACAATTAACGGATGAGCAAGCCGGACACTTATTCAAACATGTTTTGTATTATGTGAACGACCTGAATCCCGACACCGATAATGTCATCACCAAAATTGCATTTGAACCAATCAAACAACAATTGAAACGCGATTTGGTGCGATACGAAAAAATCCGTGAACGCAATTCTTTATCCGCACGCATGCGATGGGATGCGAACGCATGCGAACGCATACCAAACGATGCAAAAAATGCCGATAATGATAATGATAATGATAATGATATAAATATAGTATTGGAACAAAAAGCCAAAAAGCCAAAAAGGTTCACAAAACCGCCGGTTGATGATGTGCGTCAATACATGGCCGAATTAAACATGAACGACATGTCACAACGGTTTGTTGATTACTACGAATCAAATGGATGGAAAGTTGGCAAAAATCCGATGAAGGATTGGAAAGCGGCCGTAAGAACATGGAAACAACAAAACAATGATAAACAACCAAAACAAGAATCTTTTTACAAACCCTTAAAATTTGACTAATGATGTGGATCGAAGAAATTAACCAAAACACCGCCGTGGTGGTATTCAACGGCAACCATTTATTCACCGGAACATGGTATGAATGTTCGCTATTTATCAAACAATACAATGAGCAATAAAAAAACAACAATGTTGACACCGCAACAAAAAGCCAACCAGTTAATCAATAAATTCCTTTTTGTCAATTCAGAATCAGTTGAATTGGTGACGGGTGAATGTGATGTGATTTTTTCATTAAACAAAAGCGATGCGATTGAATGCGCGTTGATTCATGTCAATGAGTTAATCGCAGAAATGCGCGATAATGAATTAAATTTCCAAATAAAAACACCGCATGGCGTGTTTGTTTATTGGGATGTCGTGAAACACGAAATCAAACAAAAACAATGAGCAACAATAAACAAAGTATGAAACTATACACAGAAGAACAAGTATTTAAGGCTATTCAAATGGCAGACAAATATCATTATCTAATAACATCAGAAGAATGTGATATTGTAAACTCACTAACCCCCATCGAACTACCAAGTGATGAGGAGATAGAGAAAGAATCTTTTGATTTGTACGCAAATCACAACACATACTCACTTAATGTTCGTCAATACAAAGCATTTAAGCGTGGCGCAAAATGGATGAGTGATAAAATACAAGGAGGTAACAAATGAAAACATTCATTATCACAATTGAAATCGAACACACCGACCGTCAATTCAATTCTTATCCGGTGCAAACATTCATTGCGGAAATTGGTTCACCAGCTGCAAATTGGGTCAAAACAATGAAAAAAGCATTTCGGGAAACAACATTGGGTGAAAAAGCCGAATCGATTACCGTTGAATATGCGATCCGGGAACAAACAAACCATGTCCGAATGGTCATGGGCAATGTTAACAACATCGACAAATGGCGCGTGTATGTCAATCAGGAATTAAAATTTGAATCCGAAAATTACACACACGCATTGGCAATCGCACAATACTACAAACAACAATGACCAACGAAGAATATATAATCAGCCAATTAGCGTTTTATTCTGAATTGCATCATCATTTGCCAAAGATTCAATCAAAATGGTTTACAAATAAATCATTGGGGAAAATAGTTAAAGCGATGCGCATTGTCTATGAATCAGGCGAAACCGTCAACCCGTTCACCATTCGGAAATATTTGGATCGAGCGGAAACAATATTGGCCGCGCAATTATCGGCCGCATGTTCGGGATTGCCATCAATCAAAAATCAGGTCATCGAACTACAATACAATTTTGTTTTAAACAATATCAAAAACCGGGTCATTGGTTTGAATTTTGACGGTGGGTTGATTGAAGCAAAGTCGCAATTGCAATCAATTATTGATGAAGCACAAATTGACATTGGCCATGAGCCAAAAGACATCAACGCCGTTTCCAAAGGTGTCATGAACAACATTGTCGATGCAATGTCGCGCGGCAACCAGTTGACCGGAAAACCATCAGGTTGGCGCAAACTTGACAAAGCGATTGGAGGTTACAACGCCGGTGACATGATTGTTGTGGCCGGTCGCCCCGGAATGGGAAAGACGGCCATCGCCTTGACATTTGCCCATGATTTCGCGTTGCGTAATGGCCGCGCATTGTTCCTATCATTGGAGATGTCAAACGAACAATTGGCCAAACGCTATGTTTCATTGATTGGTCAAATACCAAATGGACGCATTCGCAATCATTCATTGTACAAAGAAGAAATTGACAATGTTCAACAATTCCTGAATACACCACCGATGACATTCCACATTGATGACGACCCGGACACATCATTGCAGATGATCCGCGGCAAATGTAAATTGCACAAAGCAAAACACGGGTTGGACCTTGTAATCATCGATTATATACAATTGATTCGCGTAAACAAAAGCCATTCGCGCGAACAAGAAATCGCAGAGATTTCACGCGGGTTGAAGTTGATGGCAAAGGAATTGAAATGCACCGTGATGATATTGGCGCAGTTGTCCCGTAAACCGGAGGAACGCGCCGACAAACGCCCGTTGTTGTCTGATTTGCGTGAATCAGGTGCAATCGAACAGGATGCGGATGTTGTGTTGTTTCCATTCCGTCCGGCCTATTATGACAAAGAACAACCGCCAATTGAGAATGCCGAACTAATCATCGCAAAGAATAGGCACGGGGAATCAGGGGTGATTGATGCGACCTTCGATGGCAAGTTGACAAAGTACACCGAAGTCGTTTCATGAAACACGGATCGTTGTTTTCAGGAATTGGCGGGTTTGATTTAGCCGCGGAATGGATGGGATGGGAAAATGTTTTCCATTGTGAATGGAATACATTTGGGCAAAAAGTATTGAAACATTATTGGCCAAAGGCCGAATCATTTAACGACATAACAAAATCAGATTTCACAAAATATGCAAACACAATTGACATTATTTCCGGCGGATTTCCTTGTCAGCCCTATTCATCAGCCGGGCAAAGAAAAGGCAAAGAAGATGAACGCCATTTGTGGCCGCACATGTTGCGAGCGATACAAGAAATTTCCCCGCGTTACATTGTGGGCGAAAATGTTCGCGGATTACTTAATTGGAACGGGGGAATGGTATTCGAAGAAGTGTGTATTGACTTGGAAAATAACGGGTATCAAGTCGCGCCCGTTGTTATTCCTGCATGTGGGGTCGGCGCACCACACCGAAGGGAAAGAATTTGGTTTGTTGCTGCCAACGCCCAATTCAAGTCCGAGAGAGGTGACGGAGGAACAAACAATGAAACGCAAACAAATTTATGGGGGCAAAACACCGGCGATGTATTTGGAACATTTTGCGGCGATGGGTTTACTACCAACCCCGTCAACGAGGGATTACAAAGGGGCAAATTCAATGGAACATTTGACCGGGGAAAACGAAACGGTGATGAATCACATGACACAATTGCCAAATTATATCAAATATCACATTGGGACGAATTCCCAACTCAACCCCCGGTTTGTGGCAGAAATGATGGGATTTCCCGTGAACTGGATGGAATTACCTTTCCAAAGTGGCGAACCGAATCAATCAAAGCATTAGGCAATGCCATTGTTCCACAAGTTGCATTTGAAATATTCAAGGCCATTCAGCAATGTGATGACACAATGTTGTAATTGTTTGATAAAATTTTAATATAACTTTGCATCATGCCAATGTTTCCATCAAAGAAGATTCAGAACAAAACAGTTCACACTGCCCATCGCCATCGTGAGCCACGATACCACACAACGGCATGGCGCGCGTTACGCGAATCGATGTTGCGTGATGAACCATTATGCCGGCAATGTCGTGACAATGGAATCATCATGGTTGCGCAAATGGTTGACCATATCAATCCCGTTCGATTGGGCGGATCGTTCAACGATGTCGACAACTTGCAACCGCTGTGTAATTCATGCCACGCAAAAAAGTCCGGCAAGGAATCAAAACAATTTTAATTCTACAATGAGATTCGCACACACGCACATGGACGCACACGAAAACATGCATTGGTGGCCCGAAGTCGACCCGGTAGGGGGTGTTTTTCCCCACAGCGACCCACGGTTAACCGCTGTGTCATTCGAAGGAACACCCGTGCA